AAAGGCTGCCTCTAATATACCTACCGCAGATCAAAGGGCTGAGTTTCTTAAAGCACATGACTCGACTGCACTTAGGGCTATTCTTACTGGTGCTTTAAGTCCACATGTAACTTGGTTACTACCTGAAGGTGCACCTCCGTATAAACCTTCTGATCTTGTTGACCAGCAACATAGACTATTCACCGAAGTCCGTAAGCTCTATCTTTTCATTGAGGGTGGTAGTCCCAACCTCAAGCAACTGCGTAGAGAAACATTATTTGTTGAAATGCTTGAGTGTCTTGATCCGGAAGACGCCAAGCTACTTCTTGCCGTTAAGGATAAGAAGATTCCATATCCGGGTATCAACCTTGACCTTATCAATCTAGCATTTCCAGGACTTATCCCGACATGAGTAAGAGTAAGCCTAAGTCTTTCCGCCGCAATCAGTGGGATGATTATGAGGAAGATTACAGCTCTGATTATAAGAGCAACAAGGAGAAGCGGAGGGAGAAGCGTATGAAGAACCTAATCCGCTCTAAGAATGTTGATCGCATCCTTGATATGGATGATGATGAACCGGATTACGATTGGGGACCTTCTCCTTCTGAACTAAGGACTCGCTAGTGCCGACATACACTTTTTTAAATACAAATACCGGTGAACAACTCACCGAGATTATGTCTATAGCAGAAAGGGAGGAATACTTAGCGTCCAATCCCCATATTCAACAACAAATCGTCAGCGCCCCATCACTTGGCGATTCTATCAGACTTGGCTTGAAAAAGCCTGACAATGGGTTCCGTGATCGTTTGAAAGAAATCAAGAAGGCGCATTCGAAGGGGTTAACGAAATCGACGGTTAATACATTCTAAAGGAACTTCATGCCAGCAACTAAGAGACTCTCCAGAAAAGAACGTAGAACCCAGAAGCAAGTTTCACGCCGAGGTGGTGACGAAATTACTGCAGCAACAAGTGAAAAGTTAAATTTTAATCTTAAAGATGTTGATCCGCTGACAGTCAACCAAGAACGAACATTTGATGCATGGGATGGTGGTAAAAATCTACTGCTAATCGGTTCAGCAGGTACAGGTAAATCATTCCTATCCGCATATTTGGGTATGAAGAATATTCTCCATGACAAGGAACAAACAAAGTTAGCCATTGTAAGGTCGGTAGTGCCGACCAGAGATATGGGCTTTCTTCCTGGTTCTAACAAGGAGAAATCAAAAGTCTATGAAGCACCTTACTATGCTATATTCTCTGAACTTTTCGGGAGAGGCGATGCATATGACTACCTAAAGAATAAGGGAGTCGTCGAGTTTATGACTACTTCATTTGTTAGAGGTATTACCATTAACGATGCTGTAATTTTTGTTGATGAGTTTCAAAACATGACACCGAGCGAACTGCACTCGGTGTTTACTCGTATCGGTAGGAACTGCAAGGTTATCTTTGCAGGTGACATCAAGCAGAACGATCTAAATCCTCGCAAGGAAGAATCTGGCTTCAGAGACTTCTTCAAAGTGATTGATAGGATGCATGCCTTTGATGTTATTGAGTTTACTCGAGACGATATCGTCAGAAGTGACATTGTGAAATCATATATTATTGCAAGAGAAGACCTTGAAGATAGAGGACTCGTCACTCCACTGTGAGTGGCAACCTATAGAAACATATGAGAAGACAATCGTCGGCACCACATTACAGTGGCAGCAGGTGCTTGTCTCTCATATTGATAAGCAATGGATTAGGTTTGGATTCAAATATCCAGGCCTAAACCGCTGGTACTATTCAGCCACAAATGAACGAACACAATATGCGCAAGTCGAAGGTGATGCTCCAACACATTGGATGCCTATAATGAATGGACCGTGGAAAGGAATGACAAGCTGATGGAATGGGATCAGTACTTCATTGAGATGGCAACTTTAGTCTCAAAGAAAAGTAAAGACAGAAGCACCAAAGTAGGGTGCGTGATTGTCGGACCAAATCATGAAGTCAGGACTACAGGCTATAATGGCTTTTGTCGTGGTATCAACGACGATATAGTTCAACGACATGATCGACCAGAAAAGTACTTCTGGGTTGAGCATGCCGAACGAAATGCTATATACAATGCGGCTAGGAATGGCATTCCTCTTGAGGGATGCACTGCTTACGTAAGCAACTTACTTCCTTGTGCTGACTGCACCAGAGGTATGATCCAATCTGGTATTAAACGAATTATGTTTTGCTCCGGTGAAGCCAATGAGAAATGGTCCGAGAGCTTTCAAAGAAGTCTGACTATGGCAAGAGAAGCAAAAGTGGAAATGTTAGTGCTATGATCACAACAAATAGAAATAAACCCTTCGCACAAAATTCTATCTATCTGCCGGATATAGAAACAGAAACTATAGATGGTAAGCGATACTATAAGACACCTTACGGACCTCTACCGTCGGTCACCACCGTACTTGGAGAGAAGTTGCATAATCAAGGTATTGCAGATTGGAAAGCCAGAGTTGGTGAAGAAGAAGCCAGAAAGGTTTCTACACAAGCAGCCGGTAGAGGAACTGCTGTTCATGAACTCTGTGAAAAATACCTGAGGAATGATCCTGACTATAAGAAAGGTGCTATGCCTTTCAACCTAGTTACATTCGGCACCATTAAGAAGCATCTGGATCTGTGTGTAGGGTCCATCTATGCTATGGAAGTTCCACTCTATTCTAAAAAGCTAGGCACTGCTGGTAGAACCGACTTGCTTGCCGGGTGGCTGGGGGTCAATTCAGTTGTGGACTTTAAGACGTCAAAGCGACTCAAGAAGGAAGATGACATCGAGTCTTACTTTCTTCAGGCCACTTGCTATTCAATGATGGCGGAGGAATTAACTGAGTTGAAGTTTCCACAGATTGTGATTATCATTGCGGTAGACCATGAGGATACTGCTCAAGTCTTTGTCAAGCAAAGAGATGACTATGTAGATAGAGTCCTCAAGATCTTTGCATAAAAAAAGGGAGCCGTTTGGCTCCCTTTTTTGTTAATCATTCCTGATACCCAATTGTTGCAGGACATATTGTCTAGTAGCTACTGCCACCCAATAGGATAAACTGTTCTGTGGCTCATCACGGCCGCCACTTTTCCATTGATTATATAATGCTTCAATAAAAATAGTTTCGTAGTCCTCATGAGTGAGAGGCTTTATACCTTCTCGCATCTTGAGGACTACGTTCTTTTCATCTTCATTTAGCAAATAGTATGTAGGCATATATTACCTCTTCACAGTTCTAATCTCATTAAAGCCCTCAGACAGAGAAGGCTGTTCAAAGTTCTCAATCATAGAATGAATCATGGCATCCGGAATGGACTTACCTGCACGTTCCTTAGAGTTAAGCCAGATATTATGAACTTCTGGGCTCGGAGTCGGAAATACCAAGGCATCCCTACGATACTTCCATGGAATATGCTTTAGCTTATTCATACGCGTCTTCCGAGTCAGATTGGTCTGATCCCAGACGATATGCATTTCACGCTCAATTGCAATATCCAAATTCCTGTAAAGATTCTTTTCAGCATCCTTGATCACATCACGAAAGACTTCTGAGTAAGTCTTCCCAGACTCATTTGCAACACGCTGAATATAATCATCAGTTGACAAGATCATAAAATCATCATTATTAATGAGTCCAACGGTCTTAAGCCAAGTCGACTTTCCAGAACCAGGAACACCGACTAACATGGTCATCTCAGGCATATTAGAACTCCTTAGGACGAATTGGCAGCATCTTCATGCGTGCACGGATCTCGTCGATGTTGACAGGACGATAGTCCCAACAATCCACACCCACATCAAGGCTCTGGTTGTTACCAGGCAAAGTATTGTGACTATGACCATACAGATGCAGCGACCCGTGGTGAGAACGATCCCACACACGCATGCCATAGTGACACAGGATAACCGGCACCTTATCAAGAACAATGGTAGTCATTGCCCTGACATTTGCCCACGGCAAAAGCCTAGTATCATTGTGATCGTGGTTACCTGTAATTAGACACTTGGTACCATTAAGTCGGTTAAACAGAATTTCAAGCTTTGTAGACGACTTATGAAAAGCAAAGTCACCGAGATGCCAAACAACATCATTCAGCTTCACACGCTCATTCCAGCGCTGGATTAGCGTCTCATCCATATCCTCTACAGAAGAGAATGGACGATTGCTAAAGCGGATAATATTGGCATGACCAAAGTGAGTGTCAGCAGTAAACCAGATGTTACTCATCGGTTTTGCTTTTCTTTAAGGATTTTCTCATAGTGTTTTGTAATCTCTAACAACTTAAGATCGTTCTTTTCTTTGTCAGTTAGAGGTACATTATTGCCGTGAGTTGATTGTTCTCTGCGCTTCAGTGAGTTATAATAGTTGTCTTGCTTCCCCCACGTCATAGGATTTAATCCATTGTCTTCATAGTCTTCTAGACTCCATTTCAGACTCATTCATCCTCCTTCTCATCAATAAACTTCTGGAGCCGAGACATATGAAAATGCTCGTCCCAGTTCATAATCTGTCCGGTTCGAACATCAATCTTCAAATCCACATAGTCACCGTACTCACCAGGAAAGAATCCAGGCACATAGCCATCTTCCTGTTCTGCAATCGTGTGCCCATTGGTATCTGTGAGCTTAAAGCTAAACTCATCACGCACCTTAAGGTAAACCTTCATGACAGCAGGCTCAACCTCAACCGGGCGCTTAATCGTAACACTCATAGCAGCATTCCTTTCATTTCTATCACTAGGTCCA